GATAGTTCGCACAAACAAAGGATGGACCGTGAAAGACCATACAGGGAGAAATCTGGGTACATACAAAAGTAAAGAAGAGGCAGAGAAACGATTGATGCAAATAGAGATGTTCAAACACATAAAAACTGAGAAGAAGAAAAAATAATATGAATTTCCGCCAAAATCAAAAAAAAGACTTGACAAGTTTTTAGGCTTGATTATTTTGTCTGCAGAATGGAAATATCAGAGCAGTATTGCCAAGTGATAGTTGACAGGATGCGCAAGCTGGACAGCAGCATAGAAATAAAGATCAATGGCGAGATATATGTATGACGAGACAATGTCCGCAAGGAGCATCGAATGATTAGAACCGCTGAATGTGTAACGCCGAAGCATCCAGATAAAACAGCAGAGTGGGGACACTTCGGCATCGGCATGCCGTGGGATAAATAAAATGGCTACGACCAAAAGAGGCAAGGCAAAGAAACCAGTAGGCAGACCGCGCATTGAGCTTGATCCTAAGCAAGCCAAAATATTTGGCTATTTCCGTGCCACATACGACACAATGGCTGAGCAGATCGGCTGCCACGTAGATACAATCCGAGCTGCCATGCAAGACGAAGATTCTGAATTTTCCAAGGCATATAAAAACGGATTTTCGTCAATGAAGATGAAACTGTCCGAAGCTCAGGTCAAGACAGCGATTCAAGAACATAATCCTACACTTTTAGTATGGCTTGGCAAACAGTATCTTGGTCAGAAAGATATTCCTGATGGTGAATCTTTTCCTGCAGTGACTATAATCTTGAAACCGAAACAATTAGCGGAATCAGACGATAATGCTAAAGATTGAACTTCACGAAGAAGACTTTCTCCCGCATCAGTGGGAGTTCCTGAATTCTTGGGACAGGACGCTTGGACTTGTGGGCGGTCTTGGCTCTGGAAAGAGTGTTGCATTCCTTTTCAAGACTCTGATCTGCCTGATGAGCCGTCCTGGTGCGAATGGGAAAGCGAATATAGGCATAGGCTATCCTACATACGATATGGGAAAGAATATATTTTTCTATCCTTTCTGCGAGCTTCTGGAAAGTTGCAATATCCCGTTCACGGCGAATATTTCAGGACTGCAGATTACCTGCGTATTCGGGCGGGTCGCAATCAAATCGCTTCAGCATCCTGAACGCATCATTGGCGAGACTTTCACGGATGCAGGCGTAGATGAGCTCGATTCCATTCCTATGCCGAAAGGTGAAAAGATAGTGAAGCGGTTCCGTGAAAGACTCAGAGGTCGCACAGATTCGCAATTCTATCTCGTGAGCTCACCTGAAGGATTTTCCACCTGCTATGAAATTCTCCAGCACAACCCGAATCCAGGAACGAAATTAATCCGTGCACGGACTTATGATAATTACCACCTCAGCAAGTCTTATATAGACGACATTCTGGCGAGCTATGACAGAAATATGGCTCGTGCATATCTGGAGGGCGAATTCGTGAATCTCAATTCCTTGGCTGCATATTACGCATTCCAGCGGGAAAGACACATTGCACAAGTCCCGAAACCTCCGAAGGGCACTGTATTGCATATAGGCGTCGATTTCAATGTCCATCCTATGACTGCGTGTGTGGGATATTTCGATGGCGATGTTTATAAGGTCTTCAGTGAATACTATGTCCTGAATGCCAATACTTTTATGTTAGCAGACCTCATTTACGCCGATTACGGCGGAGACTATCCTATTATCATTTATCCTGATCCAACTGGCGGTTCACGAAAAACGAGCTCCGATATCTCTGACCTGGAAATATTACAGCGAAAAGGTTTCGAACTTCGCTATAGATATGGCTTCACACAGCGTCATAGCCTGAATCTCACCAATGGTGCATTCGATCACGATAGGATAGTGATTGACCCGTCGTGCACGCATCTTATTGCTGACCTTGAGCAGGTCGTTACGGATAATTATGGGCAGATAGAAAAGCCTGCAGGAACGATGCTGACGCATATATCTGATGCATTGCGAAATGTCATTCTTATCAATTCGCTGGAAAAAGAACAGAATAGGGATTGGGTGCGAGTATGAGCTATTCCGAAGTTCTAATACAGGCGGCACAAATAGAAGCTCTCATAAAGAATGAGGAGCGTAGAAAAGAGCGTGCATACAAGGCTCTATGCTATTATGACGATATCCAGGAACCTTTTCTTGAGAAGGCACTCAGATATCGCTATCCTAACACTTATGCAGATGTATTGCCTTTTATGGTTACAATTCCTTTGGCAAAATCAATGGTGCGACAGCTGGCGAAGTTATTCCAGAACGATCCCGCAATCAATCTTAGAGGCATTGATGAGACTTCAGCAGTGGCTCAGGAGTTTTCCAAGCTATTGAATGAATGCAAGCTCTATCAGGTCTTAGGACAGATTGACAGCATCTGTGAGGCTTGCCATCAGGTAGGTGTGCTTCCACATTATGACGCAAAGCGAGACCGTGTATACTTGCAACTCATAACGCCAGACAAAGTGACTGTATGGCAGAATGAGAAAGACCCGACACAATTAGACGCACTCGCATATCCTATTCTTAACCGTGAGAATACACTCATCGCTCAGAAAGGCAATCGCTATGCGTTCTGGACTGAGGACACCTATCAGGAAATAGAGATTCTAATGAATGGAAAGATAGAGCCTATACCTGGCACGGAAGCTCCCAATGTCTATGGGCGTA